TAACTGTAGGAGGCCTCCACGTGTCTACGACTAAAACCGATCGTCGGAGCTGGACGATTCAGCGAACACTAGTAACTACGAAAAGACCCGGTTATGCCGGGACCGTAGAACCTAGTGGCGTTGAAACGTACTATCGCTCCGCCGTCGACAGTCGTATTACTTCGGATAACTATCCGGATTGGCGTCAACGCATCGCTGAACATCGAGATGCTACGACGGACCTAGTTGGAACTCGAAACCTGCTGTATTGTTGGCCGTACGAATATAAAATCGTACATAGGGATTTTACCTACACTGTCAAAGGTAGGTATCCCTTTTCAAATGTGCCAACAAGCATTAGTGGGACTACTGCCGCCAGGGCTGCCGCTATAGCCAAACAGAAGTTCGCGAGTCGCGCCAGAGATACAATCCACTCTTGGCAGGGTGGAGTGTTCGCTGGTGAGCTTCGTGAGACTGCTAGGCTATTAGCTTCGCCAACGAAACGCTTGCGTGGAGAGGTAGGAAGTTTAATGAATCGCGCGCTAACTGAACAGCCGCGGATCAAAAGACTCCGACAAATCTTAGACACGACACGTAGACGTCGCACATTCAACCGTGTGACACAGGCCTTAAAAGAGGCCCAAATACGTGAACTGAAAAAGACCCTCGCTTCAATGCGCAACGCTATCGGAGACACTTGGCTTGAATGGAGCTTCGGCGTTAAGCCGATTATCCAGGACGCCAATGACGCCGCTGAGGCTTTCCGGAGACTTGCAGGTGGTGAGCGTTTTGAAGCTCTTCACATTAAAGCCAGTCATACGGAACGCGATGTTATCAACTCAACAGTTGAGAACACACTCGCCACCTGGTTGGGTGGTGTACCTCAGTATGCGAAGGCTAGAGCTACAGATGTCCAGACATCGACATATATCATTAGGGCCGATTATATCGGCGAATCTCCTAATGCAAATATGCCGCTCCCGGCAATTTTCGGGCTGGATTTGTCGTCTGTACTGCCTACGGCTTGGGAACTTGTACCCTGGTCGTTCTTTGTGGACTACTTCACTGATGTGGGTAGTGCGATCGATGCGTGGTCTATCAGACTGATTAATTTCGCGTGGAGTAACCATACTGTCAGAAACAGTAGGAGCTTCACAACGAATAGACCAGTGATAGTGGGCCAGCCCACCAATGGTTATGCAACCATTGAGTGCTATGGACCATTCCTCGCAAAGGGCTCTCTTTATCAAGTGGAACGACATAAGTACCTGCCACCTGAGGCACCATATAAGCCAATACTTCGGATTCCCGGATACCCTGGAACGAAGTGGCTTAATATTGCGGCTTTAGCAAATGGCATCCTCGCTTTGAAGCGGTGAGGCGGTATTCCTTAAACATCCTTCATGGAAAACTAAACAATGACTGTATCTATTACCAGTCCGGTTACGGGCGGCGCGCAGACGGGCCTTACATCCCCGACTTACACGCTGACTGCAGACACTGCACCTGAAGCAAATGGTCGCCAGTGGGCGGTTACCGCACTAGGCGGTACGCAAACTGGTGTCGTTTCGCACTCGGTGGCCTCACCTTTCACTATTACCATGTGGAAGCCGAAGAACCCTCGGGTCCTCGGTAATCCAAACGTTAATACTGGGGTGGTGGCTAATGTCCCGAACAACACGTACAAGCTCATCGTCCGAAAAGGGGTTATTCCCCTTGCTGGGCAACCGAGCCGCACTGCAGTGTTTACGCTGCAGATGGACGTGCCGGCGGGAGCGGACTCGGCAGACTCGGAAGACATTCGAGCTGCTCTGTCCCTGCTTGTGGGCTCTGCTAACCAAGTGTCTAGTGGTATTGGTGACACTCTGGTTAGTGGTATTCTCTAAACATCCATTGACGGATGTTTACTCTCTCGCACGGATGCTTTTGCAACTTATGTGAGGAGAAATCTCATGAGCACACAAACGGCCGCAGTAAGCCTGATCCAGGAGTTTGTTGCGTCGGACGATTTTGCTGCCGGTCTCCAGAAATTTATGGAGAGCGGTGGTGTTCGTTCGGACAACTTACTTGGGATCTTGCGGCAATATGTGACATCCCCGACCTGTGATGAAGCGCATATACACTTTTGGCGCTCACCGCAGAAAGAGGGACCCGAGTCGCAATTCGACAACGACGTAGACAACCAGGAGTAATCCATCATGAGTTCGATCAAAAAGCGTGACGACGTTGAATCGCCCACTTCCCTCTCTCTGGAGGCATACCGCTGTTTGTGCCACCTGATGGAGGAGATCCGACTCCAGAGTGATCATGACGATGACCTAAGCCGTGTCTGGGACGATTTTGTCGCAGAACACGTCCGGTTTGTCTTCAAGACCGCTCTCAAGGACACACTGTCCTTGGATGGCGTCTCCAACAGTTATCTACGAGCACTCTGGGATCAGAGCTACGATCGTCGTGTGACGTCGAAGATCCTCCGGAACGCGCACAATAACATTGTGTCGTTCTGAGTGGAGATCCTAGAAGAGCGTGCTGTTGCGATTGACCATTTGACTTAGGTGAACAACATGTCTGATAAGACCGCTGCTCTTTCTAAGTGCCTGCAAGAAGATCTCACTGGGATCTTGGATGACTATCAACTTGAATTTACATTCAGTGGTAGCCAACCGATTTGGCCCGATGCAACTGTTCAGCAATATCAGGCTTTCGCCCTGGGACGTAGTCTTTTCAAAAAGTATAATGAAAAGGATACGCCTTCGGACGGGGCCTGCTCTGCTGCACTGTCCAAGTTCCTCAAAGTTAACGAGAGGTGCAAGGACTTCACACCGGAGCCGGCGGATATCCGCGACGAGGAGCTTCTCAATGGCGTTGCTAACGTCATAGAGAAGTTCTGGTACGTGGACGGAGAAACCCCTCTTGTCTCAACCTTCGATCAATTGTATGATCGGGGCAGACTAGGTTCAGGGATGAACCGCTTCTCTAGAGGTTCAGACCTCTATACGAAGATATGGGATTCGCCGCTATCCGCAACTAGTGAGAGTCTACTATACATATGGCATAGACTAAGTTTGCGTGACGTCCGATGGGCCGCTGCCGAGAGGCACAGGCACAAAGAACATGGAACGCACATAGTCGCAGGTAATAAGCTCAGCTTCGTGAATAAGAACGTTGCCGTAGCGCGTTGCATATCTACGGAACCAACAGTTAATATGTGGTTCCAGCTTGGCCTCGAAGACGCGATGAGAGAAAGATTATCTCATCTATACTGTTTGCGCCTAGAGGTTCAGCAGGATATAAACAAGGCACTTGCACGAAGAGGCTCGAAGACAGGTCGTCTCGCGACGATCGATCTTGAAAGCGCCTCGGATAGTGTGTCAATCGGGCTCCTGAAACGCATATTACCACCTGATATGTTTAGGTGGCTTATGATCTTAAGGAGTCCGGTAACGCACCTCCCAAACGGTCGGGAGCATGTGTTGGAGATGGTTAGTACGATGGGGAACGGTTATACCTTCCCCCTCCAAACACTTATCTTCACAGCGGCAGTTATCACTTCCTATCGACACTTAGGCATCAAGCCTGAGTTTGGTGGGAGTGCCGCAAACCGGAACCTTGGCGTGTTCGGCGACGATATTATCGTCGACTCACGTGCTTTCAGTACCATCACCCGCTTGTTACGGATGATGGGGTTTGTGGTTAACAGTGATAAGACTTTCCATGAAGGTCCGTTCCGTGAATCCTGTGGTGGTGACTACGTAAGTGGTCATCACTGTAGGGGTGTCTACATAAAGAGACTCCGAACTACACAGGACTATGCGGTTGCCATTAATCTCCTAAATAGGTGGAGCGCTGCAACGGGAATTCACATCCCCAGAACAGTGCAATACCTAGGAAGTAGGCCAGGATTATTACAAGTCCCAGGCTACGAAAACGACGACGCAGGCGTCCACTTACCACTTGACATGGTACGTGGAGTAGAACGCCTTAGTCACGGCCTCATCCGCTATCCATCCTGGAGAGCGAAATCTGCAACTTTTTCCGTTGCAAAAGATGGGTCAATCGTTATGGAGTGTCGAGAAGCACGCCGAAATACCAACCCGGAAGGGTTGTGGCTAGCTTTTCTTCATGGCGACATCCGAGGTTACCGACACACCCTCAGGCAGAGGCGTGTTAGGTATACAACGAAGCACAAGGTATCCTCATCATGGGATACTCTGTCACCTCAGTGTCAGGCCTTACGGCTTGACTGGCGGCGTTGGTCAGACGCCGTGTACTATAATTTTACATTATAGTACAGTAGCAGGGCTAAAGTAGCCCTTGTAGCGGTG